GTTGAGCTGCCTCAGTCTCAAAAACAGCCACCGAGTCGTAACAAGAATCAAAATCTCGATTTTGCAAATTGTGTGTCAAAACTTTAGCCATCATCTGCTCCTTTATTTTCACTGTACCCATATAATAACCGAAAATGGAGTTTCTGGTCAACCTACATGCTCCAGTAGAGTTCTGAACTGGGATCGCAGGCCCGGGGCGTGTTCACGGGCTGGGTGAATTCTTTACCGGTCATGAGGTTCCGCTTGGTCTCGGTCTTTTCGATATGCTGGTGGAAGTATCCAGCATCGGCGTAGCCAAACTGGAACAGGGGACCATCGTTGCAGATGCCATGGAAACAATGGGCGATGCTGCGGGCCAGGTGCCGCCGGTGCTCTCGGGTGATCCAGGCCTTGGCAGCAGCCTGGGTCTTCACGGTGCGTTGGATGCGGGTTGATTGTTTGTCGTATACATACCACATGGTCGGCTCCTTAGGCTACTTCTTTGAAGATCTTGTAGCCTTTGCGGGTCAGGACGTTGATAGCGGTCTTGACTTCTTGGGCTTCCTTTTCTTCCCAGTCCAGCATTTCTCGCGCCACTTTGATGGTGTCTTCCTCATAAGTGCGTCCGAAGAAAAAGTGAGTGTACCGGTAACAGCGTGCACCGTCCTCGTTTTGGCTCATTTGGATAGTGCCAATGCCCTTGTGTACCTGGATTTCACCTTGTTTCATATCTGCTCCTTGTTATCCACTATACCCATATTATAGCCGAAATGGCCGTTTTTGGTCAACCGGGGCCGAAACAGCAGGTTAGTGGGCACTTACCACATCGAAAATGCTCTGTTGTAGATCTGCCACATCTTCCCCGGGCACATAAAAGTCCGTGCGTGGGTCCCAGTATTGGCCAGCACGGGGATCGTAGTAGAGCACACGACCGTTGGGATAGTGAAATGGACCTTCTAGGCCAGGCCGTGGTCCAAACCCGTCGTCAAACCGTCCAATCACCCGGTAGCCCATTGCTCACCTCTCTCGGGCACGGTGGCCTGGAACTCCTGGGCCAGATAATACACCGACAGCTTGTTCTCGATCATGCTGGAGAGATCACCATAGCCACGCTCGAGATAGAACTGCACGGGACTGGTGCGCCAGCTGCGATTCTGCAGGAATCGCATGTAGTGATACCTGTGCTCGCGGTTGGCAGCATCAAAGCCCACGGTGGGGCGGCTTTTGAGGTCTAGAAAGGTCATGCTTGCTCCGGTGCGCCGATACGGCAGGCGGCAAAAAATCGTTGTTGGTCGAATCTAGGATTGGCTTGTTTGCAGGCTGACGCCACTGCTACCGCGGCATTCAATCGGCAGTTGAAGTCGATGATGCCCGAGATATATTGGGCGAGCAGTTCGAAGTGTTTCTTTGACATGCTGTGGCTCCTTGTGATATGCTACAGGAACAAGTATAGCAAAAAGGACATTTCCGGTCAACCGCGAGGTTAGTGCGCACTGACCTCGCGTGTCAAACTATGATGTTGGCTCGCGCCTGGGTGCTAGTATATTGCGCGTCACCGAGATTGTTGGCCACGGTCGCGTTGGCGTTGACATCGCTCAACTGGGTATCTATGGCCAGTCCGCTGGCATTGAACAGCTGGATGTTGCGAGCCTCTCTCAGGCTGGCTATCACGGATTGACCAGCCACGCTGGATAGGTTGGCCACCGCTTCGAAAAATTGTGCGGCACCCCCTTCTTCCACGTCCAGTCCAATGGCATGCAATCGCGTGCCCAGGCTCAGCGCTTCGCTCTGTTGATTGCTGGAGATGTTGCTGTTGGCCCAGTCACCTAAAACCACGTTGCCGATATCGATGCCCGCGGCTGCTAGAGTATCTTGATTCTGTTGGATCTGTGCGGCCATGGTGTCCCAAGCTGCGTTAATGTTACCGGCCGTATCGGCATTGGTGCTGTTGATCGATGCGATCGCTGTGTTGGCCGCCGCTATCAATCCATTGCCGGCTGAGAACGCCGCATCTATGTTGGCGAAAGAGCCTCCAGCGAAATACAGCGTGGCCGGGATGACCGGTGCTGGTCCATAGGCATTGCCAAGGCAATACTGCATCTGCGTGTAGATACCGTTGTTGGCACTCATGGGATCGGCAGCATTGGCTGTCAGGCTGATCAGTTGATTGCCGTCGGCCAAGACCTGGATGTTGCCAATGACCGCTGGCATCTGATCATTGATGTTGACTCCAGCAGCGATGCCTACTCCGTCGTCGATGGTGATGGTATTGCCAGCTCCAGTGCCGGTGGCGAATGTATTGGCCCAGAAATCGCTGACCGATTGGGGCAAGGGTGACTCAAGGGCGTTGACCAGACCGAGATTGGTATTGCTTTCCATGGCCGCTAGAGCATTGGCTATGGCCGGCAGTTTGCTGTCGGTGATCTTCTTGACCTGGCGCAGGCTGCGGCCCAGGGCCTGGTTGGCCAGGGCCTGATCGGGCGGGATCACTTTCTTGAGTCTATCGTATTCGCTCATGATGTCAGCCTTGAAAGGGCCGCGGCAAATCCGGTGCTCGTGATGCCTGCTACTTCACTGTCCTGTCTCGTCCTGTTGATCAAGTCGGCATTGATAGGTTTCACGGTAGCAGTGGACGTAGATAGATATTTCTCGAGATTGGTGTTTACAGCTCCAGATGGGGTGGCATAGATAGCGCGGAGACCGTCGGGCGTGGGCATGGTCAGGGTGGCGAAACTGTTGGGAAAGATCTTGACCGGGTTCAAGAGATCGGCCATGGTGTTGATGGTGTTGAATGTTGATGCCGGGTCGGCGGTAGGATTGCGAGCGCTGGTGCGGCCTACCGGCAAGGTCACACCCAGGATCGCGCAGATCTGCTGCAGAGCATCACCTGTCACGCGTGTCATGCCTTCATACAGCAGTTTGTTTGCCGAGTCCGTGATACCACCCAAGCTGCCAGCTGCGAGACTGGAGATCTGTCCCGAGTCCAGACCAGCCTGGCGCAAGAGATTGGTCACGGTAGGTATGAGACCGCCTAGATCGATCACTTGTTTTACCAAGGCTGCGGGACTGCCAAGGCTGTCCAGGCTCCGGAGATTGATCAGCTGGCCCAGTTTCTGCAGATCACCGCCGAACGCGCCAAATGCTTCGGTGACCTGATTGAAACCGCCCGTGATGACCGAGTCCATACCGCCATTCTGGGGACCGAAGGTGCTGGATATGGTGTCTACGTTTTGATTGCTGTTGATGAACTGATTGGCCTGGCCTGCGTAGCCTTGTGAGGAGCTGTAGATTTGCGAGAATCTAGTGAGATCGCCACCTCCCATGATGTTTTCGGCCATGTTGGTGATCAGGCCCGAGAACCCGCCCACAAACACATTGGCCATGTCGTACTGCTGGAAAATATTACCGGGTGCTACCGCCGACAGATCGCTCCAGTAATCCTCGGGTATGGCATTGCTGAGAGCTGGTATGGTATTGGCAGCCACGGTCTGGAGAGTGGCCAGCGTATTGGCAGTGATTACGTTGCCGCCAGCGGCTGTGAGGATGTCGGTAAATTGTTGTATGACCGGAAGATCATTATAGTCGGTCAAGACCGTGACCAGATTGGCCGACACATCGAGACTGGCGCCTATCTGTGGATCACTAGCACCACTGGGCAGGAGACCAGCAGTGGCTATCATCATGACTGGACTGAGCGGACCGGGCATGATTATCCTATGATCACATCACCACTGCCGGAAGCGATAGAGGTACATCCTGCCAAGGAATCGCCCACTCTCGCGGCCGGTCGACCATTGATAGTCACTGTGCTGCTGCCTGAACTTATGGATGCGGAGTGCGTGCCACAACGCCGGCCACCGGGTTTTTTATGTGATGTTGATGTATCTCCAACCCGAGCAGCGGCGCGGCCGTTGATCAACACATCACCACTACCACTCGCGATGGTGAAACCACTGCAGTGTACCACTCCTGAATCACCTTGTCTTGCGGCTGCGGGCATGCTCTATCTCCATCAGTCTTTTGAATCGAGACTCCCATGCCTCGATCTCTTCATGCTGTTGGTCTGTATGTGGCGGGGGAGGTATCTCTGGCAGGAACTCGATCAAGTGATCGAAATCATCTGGGATGTCCTCATAGCGCTCGAAAGTGTGCAAGTGGATGCCCTTGCGCACCACGAATCTATGGGGCATTAACCAGTGAGTATTTTCTTGCTGGCTGGGGCGATGCCCGTGGTGGCTTGGATCCAACTGTTGCGCACATCGTCGCGTACCTCCGCGATCAACGCCCAACTGGAACTATTTAGCCTGACGGGTTTGTCCAGATTTGCGGAAAACAGACCGGGCATCATCTGCAGTCCCTGGGGACTGAGCACGCATAGGATGGGATTTTCGATGGTCAGTCCCTGGGCGTCTTGGCTGACCACTCTGGCCACTACCTCTTCGCCCGTGGTCAGTTTGATGGTATAGATTTCGTTTGGTGTGATGTTCATAGGCTCTGGTTTAGTAAGGCTGTGCGCAGTTCTATTTCGTTGATGATCTCTTCCGCGCTCATCTTACTTAAACCAGCCCAGCCACCTTCGACAAATAACCGACCGTTGAGGTAGATCTGGGGAACTGATCTGTGTCCTTGGGCTTGCATGAACACACGCCCATCGTCGTTTTCTTCTATGTTGACTTCTCGGAACGCGATGTTCTTGCTCTTGAGATAGTTCTTGGCGTTCACGCAGTAGGGGCAAACGGTCTTGCTGTAAATGGTCAGCATCATAATGATAGTCCTGATAGGGTGGTGGCGTCTACGTCTTGCCGGGTGCCACCGATAACGTAGGATGAGATTTCGGTCTCCTGTGGTGCCACCTGCACTTCACCGCCCGCGATCCATTTCTGTGTCCAGGGCAGGGGATTTGATCCACCGCGGTGCTGGGTGGGCAGACCGATAGCGGTCATCCTTTTGTGTCCGATCCATTCCACATAATCACTCAGCAATTGCTCGTTCAGTCCGATCATGCTACCATCCCGGAACAGATAACGCGCCCAGTCTTTTTCCTGCTGGATGGCCAGATCATACATGGCCACCACCTCACTCTGCGTGTCCTGGCGTATCTGCGCGAACACAGGATCATCCTGGGGCAGGATCTTCAGCATCTGCTGTGTGAAGGCCAGATGCACGTTCTCATCTCTGGCGATAAATTTAATAATCTTTGCGTTGCCCTCCATCTTCTTGAGCTCTGCGAACGCCCAGGAGCACGCGAATGAAACATAGAACCGGATGCCCTCGAGAACGTTGACACTGGCGAGGGCGAGCCACAATTTTTTCTTGAGTTCATGTTCTGTTATTTCTATGGTCTTTCCATTTACTGTATGGGATCCTGCTCCCAACAGCTGATACCACTGGCTGTAGGAGACCAGATCATCATAGTATTGCGTGATGTCTCGCGCGCAGGAGATGATCTCTTCCACGTCTAGCATGCTGTCGAACACCCGGCTGGGATCTGAATAGACATTGCGGATGATGTGCGTGTAGGATCGGCTGTGGATAGTTTCCGAGAATGCCCAGGTCTCTATCCAGGTCTCGATCTCGGGCAGGGTGGTGATGGGCAGGAACGCCAGATTAGGTGATCGGCCCTGCACGCTGTCCAGCAGGATCTGACGCTTGAGGTTAGATGTGAAAATGTGCTGCTCGTGAGGGGTGAGATCCTTGAAGTCCTTGGCATCGCGGAGCACGTCGACCTCTTCCGGTCTCCAGAAGAATCCCAATTGTTTGTCGGTCAGCTTGTCAAACTGCCGGTATTTCAGGGTATCATACCGCTGCATGCCTATGGCGCCTTGCGGATCCAGGAAGGCCAGGCTGGTGGTGTGATCTCGATTTCTTTTTAGATTCAATACGCTCATATGGCCTCGCTATATTTTGCAGCTGTCGCAGTCGGCATCGTCCGCCTGCAGGTTAGTATTGGGTGCTTCAATCAAGACTGACTTCTGGTTCAGCCTATCGAGATCGATCTCGCCTTGGCCATCATAGACATTACAATAATAAAGTTGCTTTAGACCGTATTTGTAGGCAAGAACGAGGTGCTTGATCATTTCCGACATGGGGATTTTTTCATCTTCGTAATGTTGGGGATTGTAGCTGGTGTTGACGGAAATGCCTTGGTCGATGTATTTCTGCAGCACGGCCATGATCCGGAGATAACCTTCGGGGCTCCGCTGATTCCATAACAGCTCATACTTGTTCTTGAGGCGACGATATTCGGGCACTACCTGTTTGAGCACACCGTCCTTGCTCTGCTTCACGCTCACATACGATCTGGGAGGCTCTACACCATTGGTGGCATTGGATATCTGTGCCGACGTCTCGGCGGGCATGAGAGCCATCAAGGTGCTGTTGCGTATGCCATAGCGTTTCAAATCCTCGCGGAGTCCTGACCAATCTACCGCATCCACATGGGGAACCAGTTCATCCACTTCGCGCTTGTAGGTGTCCACGGGCAGCACACCTGAATGATAGCGTGTTTGATCGCTCTGCGGGCAGGCACCGCGCTCGCGGGCCAGTGTGACCGAAGCACGGATGAGATAGTATGACCAGTGCTGCGCCCAGAGATCCACCGCGGCCAGCGCGCGAGGGTCTGAATAGGACAGATCGTTCTTGGCCAGCCAGTAGGCCAAGTTGATTATGCCCACTCCCAAGGGCCGCCGGTTCTCCGTGGCCTTCTGCGCGGCCAGGATTGGATAGTTCTGATATGATAAGAGGGCATCCAGACCGCGCACGGCCAAAGTGCAGGCCCGTTCCATGTCTTGGGGCTCACGGAACACGCCCCAGTTGATGGCCGAAAGGGTACAGAGGGCGATCTCTCCTTCTGGATCATTCACATCATTTAATGGACGGGTGGGTAGGTTGATCTCGCAACAGAGATTGCTCTGGCGTATGGGTGCCTGTTCCGGCAGGAACGCCCCATGGCTGTTGGCGTGATCCACGTTCATGAGATACACGCGGCCGGTATTCTTGCGCTCTTCGATGAATCTGGTGAAAAGCTCCAGCGCTTTGATGGTCTTCTTGCGCAGTTTAGTGTTTTTTTCTGCACGCTCATACAGCTCACGGAAGCGATCCACATCAGTATAAAACGCCGCCCACAAGTCGGGCACATCGTGCGGCGAGAACAGGGTGATATCACCATTGGTCAGGAGACGCTCGTACATGACCTTGTTGAATTGTACGCCATAGTCCATATGGCGTACCCTGTTGTCGTCTGTGCCTTTGTTGTTTTTGAGCACTAGGAGGTCTTCCACTTCGAGATGCCAGATGGGATAATAAAGAGTGGCAGCACCATTGCGCACACCACCTTGGCTGCACGAGCGGGTGGCTGCCTGGAACAGCTTGTAGAAAGGAATGACCCCGGTATGATACGCATCTCCGTTGCGTATGGGCGAGCCTATGGCGCGGATACGACTGGCACCGATGCCTATGCCAGCCTTCTGGCTGACGTATTTCACGATAGCACTTGCCGTGGCGTTGATCGAATCCAGGCTGTCGTCGGTCTCGATCAGCACGCATGATGAAAACTGTCGTTGAGGGGTGCGCACGCCGGCCATGACCGGAGTGGGCAGGCTGATCTGATGTGTTGAAATGGCGTCGTAGTAGTCTCGCACCCACATCATCCTGCTATCGCGTGGATAGGCACTGAACAAGGTAGCGGCTATCAGTGCGTAGGCCACCTGCGGTGTTTCATATATGTCTCGAGTCACGCGATTCTGCACGAGATACTTGCCCCGGAACTGCTCCATGGCAGCGTAAGTCAAGTCTTCGTCGCGCTCGTGGCGGATGAACCCGTTGATACGATCCCACTCTTCTTGCGTGTAGGCCGTAAGCAGTTCTTCATCATAGAAGCCAGCGGCCACGTTTTGCCTCACCAGATCCATCACAGGCCAGGGCTTGAAGTCACCGTAGACCTGTTTGCGCAGGTGATAGCAGATCAAGCGGCCGGCCACGTATTGATAGTTGGGAGTTTCTTCTGATATGAGATCTGCTGCTGATTTGATCAGTGTCTCTTGGATGTCTGCTGTCTTTATACCATTGTAGAACTGTAGATGGCTCTTGATTTCAACTTCGCTCGCGCTCACGCCTGTTATGCCTTGTGTGGCCCAGATCACCACCCGGTGAAGCTTGTCCAGGTCTAGCGATTCTTTGGTACCATCTCTTTTTTGTACTTGTATCTGTGTCATGTTCTACCCTAATAGCCTGTCTAGAACAGCTGGTTCTAGCGTTCTGTCGATCTTGATCGGTGTGGATTGGATATTTACGATCTCGTCTCTGGTCCAATTCATTACATATTTCCCGCCCTCGACCAGGACTAAATTGCCCTGGGCAGTGGAGACCATGACAGCATCTGCACAATCTGATCTATCTAACAGTTTGATAGTATACAGCATTCCTAGAGCACGCGCAACATCACAGTATTCATTATCTGCCAGCAATTGCCAGGGATTGGGCCAATCTTCTCGATCGTCCCAGTGCAGATAGTATGGTCGCCAAGGTGTGCACCGCCACCAATGATCTATGGTGTCCGTGATCTGTTTCAAAGGCTGGCGTGCACAGCGATCACGCAGCACTAACCAGGCCCGTAGCCGATCTTGATACGATGGGAGCCAGTTCAAGCGAGATGCTGTAGAGAGTAGGTGAGTTGCCCGGTGAAACCAGTATTGGTCGTGGTGTAGAGCACAGACACTGTGCTGCCAGTTTGCGTTACGGCCAGCGTGACACCTATATCATCTGTTTCACTGTAATCGTCGGTATAGACCTGGCTGAGCGTGCTGCCGTCCGCTATCTTACTGACCACGGTCAGTGTGCCGTGCCGGATCTCGCCGTTGCGATTGATGGTATAGAACATGGCGAAAGCCCGGAATTGATTGGCATTAGTGGTGAATATGGTCTGATTGCTCACTGTGTTGGCTAGTGTGAACGTACGACCCGTTTCACGAGTGTATCTCCCCAGCTGGATCTGGCTACCAGTGGAACCGGCCACACCTGTGATGGCCACACGGGCATAGACCACTGCATCTGTGTCATTACGCAAGAAAAGATCATTGATGCTGGCGTTGTTATCATCACCAAACTGTATGACGGGATAGGACGGGTTGCCGGCACCTTGCAGTTCGTTTGCCACGTCATAGAACACGTTATTGGCCGTGACGTTCACGCTCACACCGTCATACACGATGCCTTGCGCGTAAATGCTGTCAAACATGTTGGCCACAGTGCGCCAACCAGTGGCGCCACCATTGACTACTGCTCCTGCACCCAGGACCAAGCCGCGATAAAGATCGCTGAATTTGCCATTGCTCACTGTGATGCTTTGCACTTGTTGGTCGGTGTTGAGACCCCAGGTCAAGCCATCAAATCTACATTTGTCGAACGTGATGGTGTTGCTGACCAAGGTAAGAGTGCTGGCGAATCTCACACCGGCGATATCAGCTGTGAGTATGCTGGCTGCCCCGCCAGGCGCAGTAAAATCGCTTGCTACATATGGGCCCAAGAAATTGACCGAATCGAAGTAGCACTGGGTGGCATCTTCCACCAGGAACACGTCAGTTTCGGGACCGGTCTGGAAGGTCATGCTTGATATTTCTATGTTGCGTGGCGGTGTGGCTCCGTTGTTGCCGATGTTGGCTCCGACCTGCTGCAGGCTGTCACCATAGCGTGCCACGTAGGCTGTGAGACTGCTGATGTCCACGTTTTCATCCAGGAAGATGGTGGTGCAGTCCGCGCCTTCACCCACCAGCTTGGCATAGCTGGGTATGATGATGGTTTCGATCACGCGATAGGTACCGGCAGGAAAGTACAGCATCCTGCGGATCTGCGTGTTGTTCTCCCGGCAGTACAGCTGATAGAGCGCGCGGTTGATGGCTGCCGTGTCATCGGCCACCCCGTCACCCACTGCGCCAAAATCTCGCACGCTGGCGATATCATCCAGCTTTTCCTGTACCGTGCGCACCACAGGATCAGATGCAGTGGGGCCGGTCTGGGCAGCATACCCGACTGCTATATCTTTGTAGATGTAGTCGCTTAAGGCCACGATGTCCGAGAATTCTGTCAGGATCTCGGTGTTGCCTATCACGGGCGCACCTTCCTGCAAGGTACCGTTGCCTATGAACAGGCGACGGCTGTCCACGCACCAGCCCAGCTCAGCGCCGGCCAGTTGTGGCAGATTTTCAGTCAATCCCTTGCGATTGGTGATGCGTGATACTTGAACGATAGCCATGTCAGTTTACCCGTGATAGGGTATTTATGCGGTCAAGTAGTAGAGTTCCAAGCGCCGCCACCACTCTTGCTCCCAGTGGTCAAAATCCTGGGGGCCCAGCACGAATTCCTGATATTGTGGTGGTTTTATGATGTTGAATTGTGAGTCCAGCTCGGGTCGCACGCACATGAGCACCACGCCTTTGCGTATGTGCGTGCCGTGCACTTCGTTATGAGCCAGCGCGTATGCCACCAGCTGCAGCTTGTAATCATCGATCCACTCCTCGCGCTTGGGTCGGTTGGTCTGCTTGTAGTCCAGGATGGCTTCGTCGCCTAGATGTATACCCGCACCATCGCTAGTGCCTGCATAGAGTCCGGGAAAGTATAGCGGTATCTCTACACCCCAGAATTCAGTCACGTTTTTCAGCCCCTGATCGATCACTGTCATGGCCATGTGATGGCTGGGCCATGCGAATGGATTGGTGCCAGCAGGTTTAAGCTCACCTGTCTTGACATAGTGCTCGAGATAGGTATGCATCCTGGTGCCTCGGTTGGCAGCTTCTGTGGTGATCTGTTGGGCTTTTTCTGTACCCACCCTGCGCTTCCATTCTGCCAGCGCACGCCGGCTTTCTTCAGGTTTGGTGCGATCTAGTATGGTGGTCACTGATGGCAGTTGTTTGCCATCAGGCGTGGCGTATAATCTTTTGCCGTCCACGCTGTCTCTTGACAGAGTGACATAATTAAAACGGTTGGTTATCAATTCACCGCCTCGCGTATGGGAATCATATCCCATCTCGAATGAACAGAAGTTTGAAGTATGGCCGTCTCATCGGTCAATCTACGGTCTTTAGACATTTGGAACGCCTGCTCATAATAGCTATGATCATGCGCACTGATCAGATCTCCCAGTCTTGAATTGTGTATCCATATGCTGGTATTCGTGCTGTGATCAAATTCAGCGTTGGCCACTAGATATCTATCCCACAGGAATGATTTCCAGTTGCTGTAGTCGCTCAACCGATCAATAGTGGTTGTCAACCAGGAACGCACCTTTTGGGTGTGCTGGTGCTTACGGAAGAATCTATGATCCAAACATGATTTCAATCGGGCCAGTAATAGAGGTCGGATATAAGGTGGTAGCGTGTCAATCCTGAAGACCTCGGGAGAATAAAGATTGAATATCAGCATGATATCAAACTCGTTATCCGCCCAGTAATCCAGAAAGTCATCAAAGTAAAACACATTGTTGATGTTGAAATTTGGACAGATTTGCAATCGTATCGGTGACCCTGTGCGCTTGCGCTCGAGTATCCGTGTGACCGTGGCTGTGGCTTTGTCCCAAGTTCCAGGCCATCTCACATAGTGGAAATTGTCATTTGTGCTGTCGAGGCTGGCCGACACGACCACGCTCTTGAATTGATCAAACAGATCGAACAGTTTGTCCGGTATGTTCATCATGTTGGATGCCAAGGCCAGATTAAGTTTTCCAATGTACCCTTTTTCTTGTAACCATGCACCCAGCGCATAGGTACCAGGAGTGATTGTAGTTTCTCCACCTACCAGGCAAAGCTGTATCCAACGATCACCAAGGATCAATTTTTCCAGGTAGTCTAACAACATTGGCCAATGCTTGTGTTCACTGATGTCTGGCTGTGTGAACACGGCAGGATTGGTGCTGTCATAGGTCCGTCCATATGTGGTGCTTTCAGTAGGGTAGCAGACTCGACAGGCTAGGTTGCAGAAGTTAGAAAACTTTAGGTGTACCTCTATCCGCTTCTCCATCACACCCGGATTATCTCGAATGAATTCGAAGGCTCTTATGCGTTCTGAAATCATGCCATCTTGTTCTTCTTGCCGACAGACCTGACATTCTCGCGGCCATTGCCCCTGCGCGAATTCTTCTTGCATGCGTTTGATGTTGGCTTCACCGGTGCCGGTATCGAACTGGAAATCGCGTGGATCTTGTGGACGCAGACTGCAACAGGGTTTGATCAGTATGTCTTTGGTAGGATGATAATAATCAAATTGCTCGATGTGCCTGGCAGATTCTAACCACGGACAGGCATGGGTGGACTTGGCCGACTTGATAAAGGTCGATACGTCAGACACGGAAACTTTCGCCACATCCGCAACGGTCGCGTTCGTTGGGGTTGATGAACTCAAAACCCTCGTTCAGGCCCTTGCGTTGATAATCCAAGGTCATGCCATAGAGATAGGGACGATGCTTGGGGTCCATGAACACCCGCACACCATTCACATCATGATGCTCCACACAGTGTTCTTGTGCCTGCTCCTGGTCCACGAACTCCAACACGTAGGCCATGCCAGAGCAGCCAGTAGTGCGCACACCCACACGGATGCCTAGCCCCTGACCGCGACGTTCGATCTGCTTGCGGATCTTGTCGGCCGCTGTGTCAGTGAGTGATATCATTTTTTTTTCGATAGTCATCAATAGCTGCTTTGATAGCATCTTCGGCAAGTATCGAACAATGGATTTTCACGGGAGGCAGAGCTAGCTCTTGAGCTATTTCAGTATTCTTGATGGTCGCTGCTTCGTCTAGAGATTTACCTTTGACCCATTCAGTCACCAGCGACGAACTTGCGATCGCACTACCGCAGCCATAAGTTTTGAACCGTGCATCCTCAATGATGCCTCGATCGTTTACCTTGATCTGCAGCTTCATGACATCACCGCAGGCCGGTGCTCCCACCATGCCGGTGCCTATATCTTGATCTGCTTTGTCAAAAGACCCCACATTACGGGGATTTTCGTAATGGTCCACAACCTTTTCACTATAGGCCATATCTGGTCCTCCTCATAGTATTTCCGTACTTATACGCCACGACTTTTTGCGATCCGAGAACGTGATTGGCTTGTACACATAGTCCTCTGGACAGAACTTGCACTGCGGTACCTCATCGTCGATCGTAGCAAGGAAATGCGCTCCTCGGGCATCAAACTCATCTACCGCGAGGCCGCGATAGGCATGCATCAGTCCGCGATCTTCATCTGATATATCGAACCGATGCTGCTGATCAAACTCCGGCATCAGCGCCACTGGACCGCATTTGTAGATCCGACCTCGTATCCAGTGGTAGTTCTTGAAACGTCGGAACGTGCAATTCTCATGGGCTCGCGTGGGATCGCTGTTGTACAAGGTATAGCGACCGTTGGCTTCTATGATGTTGCTCTGTACGAACTTGTTGCTCATCCAGCAATGGATATATTTCTTGTTGGCATCCACGAACTGATAGTCCGATCCAATGGGATGATCTCGGTCCGCTGTTTCAGTGATAGGGTGTTTCAAGAGATTGCGTATGCGCGCGAAGATCTCTTCTCGGTCAGCGGGGTCGTGTATGCTGATACCGATCCAGTTGTCCACGGTGATGGCATCATAGAGCCCGCGCACTCGGTCGATCCTTGTGCCATTGCTCTGCACCTGCACACCCGAATGTTCGGGCCAGAGCCGATGTATGCCCTTGATCCATTTCACTATGTCAGGGTTGAGCAAAGGTTCTCCGCCCAGGATTACCGGATGCCGTATATCTATTTTTTCAGCCCACTTTTCTAGATCTTCTGCATAATCGTCCCAGGCCTGCCAGCCCCGGAAATGATAGTTGTTGTAGCGATTGCAGCCGTCGCAGGTAAGGTTGCACACATTGGTGATGTAGAACTCCAAGCGATCGATGAATATGCGGTCAGACATAGGCTGTTAGTATAACACCCAAGGTTGGGTATCGCAAGTGATCTGGTCAGGGCAGGGCCCGTTTGGCCATCTGGTTCACTGTCTGGCGGGCTGTGTCAACCGACATCTCGGGAGGAGTGTTTTCGGCCCCTTGGAACACCACTCTGGCGGTGTTGGCGTCGTCGCCTTCCACGTCATTGATGAGATTGCGGAGAGGAGGCTGCTGTATCATGCCTTTGAGGCTGTCGGGGGTGATGCTGATGCCCTGTCCTTGAGCGAGATTGGCGAAGGTGCGGAAATCTATCACGCGTTTTTTAGACCCTTCATCTTTGGCACGGCCAAGCAAAAACTGGCTGATGGCAGCCAGTTTCTCTTGATCTTTATCGCCGGATACTTCAAATATTTTCATTACCGGCGCTCGCGCCCTAGTGAGGCGGCTGGGGTCTCGTCCTCTTCCTCGCCGGCGGGAGGCAGATTGGCATCCAAGCTCATGTCAGCTTCGATGTCTCCGCCTGGGGCTGGTGCTGGGGGCATGCCACCTGCGTCTGCTGGAGCAGCACCGGGTACCTGTGGTGCGGCTCCTGTGAGCACGCCTTGCGCGCCTTCCAGTTCGGTCTTGCCGGCCTGCACAGCTGCCAGGAGGTTAGTCAGTGCAGCGGAGGCCTGGCTCTGGAACTGGCTGGCCTGCTCCACGCCCATGTCGTTCTTGATGGTGTCAGTCAGGGCCGGGAGATCCTTGAACTGCATCTCGCTGATGTCTTCCATCATGCCCTGCATCTTGTCGATCATGTCCTGGCTGGCCAACACGACCTGCGCGGTCTGCAGCTCGCTGGCTTCACGGATGGAGCGGCGGCCTTCTCCCAGTTTCTTACCTGCGGCAGCGGCCTTCTGGAACTTGGCCTTGCCATATTTCTTGCCCATGTATTTCTCTTCCAAGGGACTGTTCATGGCCCGCTGGAGATCACTGATTTCTTTTTGTTTGATCTTGATCTGATCCTGGATTTCTTTCTTTTTCTGCTGCTGTTGGGCAGTTGCCATGGCGGCCTGCTTGGCAGGATCGACCGCAGCGGCGCCAGCCACTGGTGCTGCACCAGGAGTGGCAGCAGGCATTTCTTCGGCCATGCGCTGTTTCAAGGCCTGCTCGACCATGACTAGCTTGATATAGTCGGGATTGCGCTCGCTGTAGTGGCGGCTGACTGATGTGCGCCATTCGCGCAGCAGGGCCTGCGTGCGCCCCAGCATCCGGCGGGCCTGGGCTTCCGTGATCCTATCAAAGTTGATAGAATGGCCCATGTGGCTCTTGAGTGTTTTAGCGATGTGTTCTGTGGGACGCTGTGCGCCCAGCTCGTGCAGTTTCATTATTGAATCCTCGAAGTTGCCAGTATTTAGCCACATTTACACATTTGGCCAATCGTTCGTCTATCTGCTGCAGGCGCCAGCGCCGGCTGGCTATCTTGGCTGCTATGGCGTCTTCGCTTATGGGCAGGCGACGTTTGGCCAGTGTTTCTCGTATCTGGATGTCATTTTCCAGCTGCAGCTTCTGCTGATCCAGCTGCAGGATGTCCGTGCTCAAGCGGTGCTGGCCATACTTGTCGGCCACGCACCAGCTGACCGCAGATCGCACGCTCGTCATCACGGCCTGTGGATCTCCACGCCGGCTCACTTGCCATAGACCGTCATGGGGTTGTATGCTGTAGATCTCGAAAGCGAGATAGCCCCGACCATCGGGCATGATGGTGTTGGGCGCGAGAGCGGCTAGATCCTGCGCGACCATGTCGTGCAGGCGATGGAATGCCCGTTGTGGTGTCATTTCAATACGAATGTGGTCAGTAGGTAGCCGATGATGCCCAGGAGCGTGGCGGTGAGTCCCACACCAAATGCCATGATCTGGCTGTTGCGCCGTTCTCCCAGGCCTATGATGCTGTCATGGACCTCGCGGATCACGGCGTTGATGTCGTTCATCTTAGCCTCCATGTTTTCCAGTTTCTCTTCCAGGAAGCGATAGCGCTCGGCGCACAGTTCTACGTGCGCTTCCAGGCTCTTTTTCTCGATGTCTGTTGGGTCAGTCATGATAGTTTATTTATGGATAGGCGGCTTCAAAAACTATGTTGATACCGGGTATGAGCATGGGCGTGATTGTGACTTGCTCGCGCAAGCCGATTAGCATGGGAACCATGCTGCAATCCTGCTCGATCTGTCCGTATGGCCGGTCGCCCAGGGACAAGGCCGCGGGATCTGTGACTGAAAATCTAAACGCCCACCAGACAGCATCACCCAGCCAGAAGTCGGGATCGGATAAGTCCTGCGGCTGGATCCGCAGGCTCAGGATCTGGATCAAGGTCTCCCAGTTGCGCTGCTGGTTGCGGGCCAGCATCCAGGTGCGGTGGTCCGTGATCGTTTGTCCAGCGTGATTGGTGAAAGGTAGACGGCCTGCGTTGAACGAGTGCTTGACTCCGGTCCTGGTGATGTCAAACAGCGTGCGACAGGTGATCCGTGTCATGCCAGATCCAGTATCCTGCAGTTGGCCGCTATGACCAAGCGATCACGCGTGCCCCGGTAGGTGATGGCGCTGTGCTGCACCCAGCTTGGGAATATGACCAGCATGCCCGGTTCGCCGAAGAAGTCAGTTGATGTCTGGCCCTGCATCCAAGCCGTGCCTGCATCCACATACATCGAGTGGTTGGGATTGTAAAAACGATTCACACCGTTGGTGGTCCCAGCCTGCATGTCTCCCACGTCTAGATAGTAGATGGCCGACCAGGAACTGTCGGGATGGGCGTGCATGTCATGGAAACCGCCGTCCCTGGTGATGTGGCACCAGGACTCGTGTATGTCCACTCGGGTGCTCCGGCCCGCGGCCCAGGCCCGTTGATTGGCATGCGCAGCAGCCTGCTGGAACGATCCACGGATCCACCCAGCCAGGGCTTCGACGGATGCATCCTCTATCTGCAGGAAGTCAAACGAGCTCTCATACAGCCCGCCCTTGGCGTTCACGGCGATGGTGCTGAAGTTGCGCTCGCGTTCTTGTTCGTAGCAGATGTCGCGCAGACGTTCGGCATGCTGGTCATGATCCTCCCACTGGAAATCATAGAACCAGACCGGCCAGAGTGATATGGGTTGCATGGGGATATTTACGGCCATAAAAAAACCCCGGAAAGTTCCGGGGTCTTGATCACAAACTGATACTATTAGTTCGAAGGTTGCTGTGGCAGCCGTGGTCACGTTAAAGCCGAGAGCGGCTGTGAGTGCCACGTCCAGGTCGCCACCGTTGGTGAAATCCCAAGCGCCTGTGGGGTAGATGGCCAGGGCCAGCGTGTCTGTGTTGTCACCCACTTCGGTGAACTCATAGATAGCGATTGTGGCTTTTTGCTGGATGGTCTCGATCGCTGTGAGGATGTTAGCGCCCGTAGGTGTGGCTGCGCCCGTGAAGGTCACTGTGCCGAAGTCTAGCTTGGGACCCTGGACGTTCACTGATACACCGCTGGTGACTGCGTTGATAGCGGTAAAGGTATAAGACGGTTGGTCTACGTTCATTACCGGCTTAAAGTCGCCGGATGTTTTGGTTACTGTTGCCATTTTGTTACTCTCCTTGTTTGTGGCCTTTTGGTGGCCTACTTTTATTTACCAAACCGAACCAAAATGATCTAGACTAGGCTAATTCTGGGTTGTTTCGCGCGAAGTTTGCGGCTGAAAAGCGCATCCTGTCCACGAACTTCATGCCCTGTCCCACATAGCCTTCGTGTCCGGGTTCATCGTTCACTGAAGCCTGCACGTCCTGGGCCTGGCTGTCCAGCTGGCGCACCAGCTCGTTCTTGAGACTGCTGATGTCCAGGAAGGCCTGGAACACCGCGGCCACTGCCTGCCGGTTAGCCGTGGCCCACTCAAATATGCGAGGTGCCTTGGCCGGCACGCGGGCCTGCACCCACTCGCCAAAGCCGCCCACGAGATTTGAGTAATCGCGGGCGCGCACCCTGCTGTTCATGTATTGCTTGATCAGCTGGGGGAAGTCCGTAATCTTGCGGGCGCGCAGTTCCGCTGGATTGAACAGCTGATCTATGGCTGGGCCATACTGCGTGATGATACGTTGGACGTCTTTGACTACCTGTGGTTTGAGTTTCACGTCTCGTGGTTCGCGCAGGCTGGGATCCAGGATAAGGAGACCTGGCACTGGGGCGAGATCAGCGGCGCGGATCGCTTCAGGCGCGGCACCTGGCTCGGCCAGTTGCGTGTGCACCACGATGCCGATCTGGCTGTCGCCTATTTGCTGGCCCAACTCACTGTCTATAGGCACGCGATATTTTACCGTGTTGGGCTGGAACTCGTAAGCACCGTCCACTACCGGTGGTCGCTGTGTGAACAAGAGATCGCCCTGCACATAGCCGCGGAAGTCATCGGGCGTGGCACGGCGGAGCACGGGAAACAGGGCCTTGTACAAGTTCACTAGCTCACCGCGCTCGCCACCACGCGCTCGCATGATCTGCTCTATCTGTTCCGGGCTGGTGGCCAGGCCATCATAGCCCCGGGCACCAAAACCAGCCTTGTCCGTCAGCACGAACTCGCCCGTGGGTTTCCTACCGAATATGATGGCGGGTCTGCCGTCCCATTTGACCGTGGTAGCAGCGGGATTCCGGGCAGCGGCCAAGATGCCATCCAGCGCGCCTTTCAGTCCACGGCTGCCAGCATCTAACACCATGTCTTCTGGGTGCTCGATTCGTGCGGCTTCGAATATGGGCACCATGCCCTGGTTCACTATCCTGTCGCGCAAGCGGGCCATCCAGTTCACTTCCGAATATTCAGTGTAGACTGCAGTGGTCTCTTGTATGGGCGTGCCTTCTCGCTCCATATGGGCACGGAAGTCCGCCAGCTTTTCTTCCCGTTTCGGATCCTGGGCTAGGGCGGCCATGATGCGCTCGACCGAACCCAGATCATGGCTGGTAGCGCGTGGATTTAGCAGCAAGTGGGCTATCTGTTCGGGATCGTCTGTTATCAAGCGATTGGTCGAGCGATCAGCGATGCCATCCAGCTGGTTGAGCTTGTAGCCCATTGATTTGGCCATGGAGTTGATCAGGATGTTGCGGGTGGCACCTTTGTACTCGCTCTCGGGATCTTGGCGTAGTATGAACTTGGAAAAGTCCGGCTTGGGCATGAACATGAAATCGGTCTGCACGAAGCCGGTGTCTGCGCGGCCACGGATGGGCGTGAGGAAATGCACTGCGGTGCCTGACTTCTTGACCCATTGCGCGGGATCCTGACCGTGCTGGCTCACGTAGTCGGCCAGGCGCTGGGCGAATTCAGCTTTGTCGGTCTTGGTACTATCCACAGCCAGATCGAGATCGCCCGAAGTGGGCTTGAGGCCCGTTGATCCCAGGGCCATGGTCCGCAGTTCTAGGCCAGTCACGCGCTCCAGCCAGTCTATGGTTGGTTCGATGTCCTGTAGATTGATGCGCTGAGTGCGAGGTCGGCCCTGGGCATCTTTAAAAATGTTTCCGCCTTCGTTGATTTTCATAGCGTGATTGGTGGTTGGATATATTTATCGTCGGGCAAGCTCAGATCCAGCGCCAGAAGTCTTGGTCAACGAAGTGATCTAGTGCCTGGATGAAGTCATTGGGTTTTTTCTGGTAAAAATCGAGATGGGGGATAGGGTATGCGCCCGGCCGGTAGTGCTGGGCCGCGGTCAACACCAGATCGGCCATGGCACGATTGTTGTGCTCATTGAAATGGTTAGCTCTTTCGTCAAATGGTGTATTTGAGATTTTTTTAGGATCCTTGATGCGGGTCTCGGCAGCTGACAATAAGAACAAGGGCGTGGTGAATTTCACTCCCGGCAATATCTCGCAGGTCTCGGGAGTGGGCAAGTTGAACGCGAAAAAATGCATCTGCGGCACATCGGGCATGACCTCTCGGATATGGCGGAAATACTGCTGTTGACACCAGGTCTGGAAGTGGTTATCCTTGATGTAGGTGGTATAGTATTTCCATGCCTGTATTTTTTCTGTGTCATCAAACCCGTCGTGGAGTGCCAAATGTGGTAGATCATTATCGACCGAGTTGTTGATCCTGTCTGCGAAGGTATGCGTGAAAATCACGGCCTCCAATTCATCCAGCCGGTGGTGCCAATCATGCCAGAATTTCTGCCAGCTGTACCACCAGGATCTACCCCCAAAACCATAGGGCGCGAGATTGCACCCAAGCGAATCTGCGACCAACCCAGTCCAGCTCACACCGCCCATAGGCCGGAACCTCATGTTATATCCAAACTTACAAAATTGGACAAATCTGGCCTTGTCCATGTGCGCACAGAAACTGTCACCCACGAAAGCAACATATTTTCCAGGCAGACGCAGAGGATCCGGATCTGGTGGTTCGCGAGACACCTTGGTCAAGACAGTGTGTACCAAAGAAGAAAGCAGTTCTCCAGTAGTCGGCTGGGCTATTATCTGCGGGGATTCGGACTCAGCTTGGATTTCTGAAATGTTGCTGTTGATCTTGGACTCGTTTACAAAATTACCACCTGAACGGGACCAAGAGCCCAGATAACTGCCAGTCTTTTGGTCGTAGTAATCGCCCTGATCAGGTGATCCAACAAACCAGGCCGGCAAGTTCTTGTATCGTGAGGATTGGATCATCTTGGGTTACTGCTAGTCAGAACGGCGAACGGTCCGGGTGAACTTGCCTGGATCTTTGGCGCGTATGGCGTTGAGCAGTTTACGCACAAGGTTATCTGCCTGGTCCGCGGGATAGGCCGACTCGATCTGCTCGATCAGGCGCACAGCACTGGCTATCACGTTGCTGGCGCGGCTCTCGATGATGTAGCGGCGGTCCCGTTGCTCATATCGCTCTTCGTAGATCGAGTCCAGTTCTTCCAGTATGCTGCGGGTGCGTTTTTGCATTATCGTTATGACCTTGCGATTATTTATTGGCAGGAGCTGACCAAAACTCGTAAATATCTCCCTAGGCATATTTAAAGGCACACATTATGGCGACAGAATTACAACAGAT